GAATTCTTTCCTTACTACCAGTTGCTAGTCGTGTTTCAAGTGGTGCATACTTAAAGATTGGCTCTTTTGCTGTAACTACACCTGCAGCATGAATACCAGTTCCACGAATACGTCCACGAAGTTGTTCTGCATATTTAACTACTTCTGGATACTTCATTCTAAACCATTGTGCATTTGCTGATCTTGTAAAATCATCCCAAGTATCAACAGTTTTTAGTACTTTGTTTACATCATTAAGTGGAATATTAAATGCTCTTGAAACGTCACGAACTACGCCCTTATCTTTAAATTCAAGGAAGGTTGCAATTGAAGCAACATTTTTATATTCACGTTCAAGATATGCCTTAACTTCTTCACGTCTATCATCTGCAATATCAGAATCAATATCTGGAAAGTCATTACGATCTGGATTAATAAAGCGAAAGAATAGTAGGTTATATTTAATTGGGTCAATATCTGTAATGCCAAGTGTATAACAAACTAAAGATCCTGCAGCAGACCCACGACCAGGACCAACCATAATTCCTTGTTCTTTTGCCCAATTTAACATATTATGAACAACTAAAAAATATGGTGAAAACTTTTTATCTTTAATAATTTCTATTTCTTCATTAAGTCTGGCAACATATCTTTGATCATTATTTAATCCCTTTTTCTTCAATCCAGCAGAAGCTAGTGCAAGTAATTCTGCATCTGGGTCAGTTACCTGAATAGGAAGTAAGTCAAGATTATTATGAATTGTATATTCTTCTACTTTGTTTGCAATATCAACAGTATTAGAATAAATATCTTCACGTTTTATACCCTGCTGTTGCATAGCAGATTTAATTTCTTCATAAGATAGTAAATGAATATCAAAACTTCTGAATGACATCATACGATCTTCACCATATAAATAATCAAGACGTTTCATGGGGTCTTCAATCTTTGAAGATTTATCAAATGTTGCACTCTTATCTACCTTTGCATGTGTAGTAAGAATAAGCATCATTTCCTGAATTACCTTTTGACTTTTATCAGAATGGTGGCAATCAGGTGTTACTACAGCTTTTACATCATATGTATCAGCCATATCTAGTAATTCTTTATTTAATTCTGGTGGATTATGTGGCATTACTTCAACATAAAAGTCTTCTCCAAACACTTCTTTAAACCATAGCATGTGCTTCTTTGCTGCAGCATATTCTTTATGTTCAATAGCCTTTGCTAATAATCCAGACATACAAGCAGAAAGAACAATAATACCCTCTTTATATTTTTCTAAAATTTCAAAATCAATACGAGGCTTTTTATAAAATCCCTCTGTCCATGCTAATTCATTTAGTCTATTTAAATTTTCAAGACCTTTATCATTTTTTGCTAAAAGAACAATATGATTATAGATCATGTCTAATGGCTCATGTCTGTCAGCCTTATCACGATTATCAAATCTATCAGCAGTTATATATCCTTCAATACCAAGAATTGGCTTTACACCATTTTCTTTTGCTGCCCTATACATTGGTCTATGACCAGATAGTGCACCATGATCTGTTACTGCAATTGCAGGTAGACCAATTTCACTTGCTCTTTTTGCGTATTCCTCTGGTGTTGCCACTCCATCCATAAGAGAGTAGTGAGTGTGCACATGCAATGGAACGTAAGTCATTATTACCTTTCAAGTTTAAGAAGCGGTGGGGAGAGGGGGAAGTTCTCCCCACCACGATTATTACCAGCTATCAGATGCTGATGAGACTGCGTTATCAAATCCTAGATAGAACGATTCTTGTTCAGAATAAGGAACTTGACGAATTGTTGATTCTAAATCAAATACTTCAAACTTTGACCAATCAAACTTTTCTGTATCTTGTTTTCCTGGAATTAGAACATATGTTGTTTCTGTGCCCTTTCCACTACGCTTTAATTTCCAGGTCATGTTTGTTAGACCTTCTGAATCTCCAGCATACTCACGGATTGTATCAAATGTTGCTGATTTGCTAACACCCATACTCCAAACTGCTACATATGGATCATTAACTCCATCTTCAACTAAAACGTTAATATAGAAACGCATTCTTGCTCTCCAACCAGCCTTCATATCCTTGCGATGCATTTCGCAACCAAAGCAACGACCTTCTGACTCAATTGAACATGCAGCTTTACGCTTATAATCTTTTGGATTTGTATGTTCTGAAACAACAATGGCTAAGCCATTTTTTTCATTATAGAATGACGAGTCTGCATCTAATTCATTTACAAAGCGAACAGTTACACCTTGACCGTCTTCTAGTTTTAGCCAATTTACTTTTGGACCATTGCTTCCTGCCTTTGGCTTATCAAGCAGCTTTTCAATGTCTTTTAGTCCTTTTACAATACTCATATTGTTTTATTTCTCCTTAGTATTTTACCCTGTACATGGGTAGTGGAACTATTGTAGCACATTAGACACTAGGTCGTCAAATTTAGACACGAATTTTTTTAAGTCATTGTCTGATAAATCTGATACATCTTTTACACTTTCTGGAAGTGATGCTTTTACTGCACTTGAACCAAGTATATTTACTAGCTTATTAGACATTTCTTTTCCAGCCTCATCATTATCTCCTAAAACTATTACATTATTGAAGTATTGCTTTAATAATTCCCTTTGTTTTTTAGATACTGAAGCACCAAGGGTTGCGACAGCGTGTGCACCAACTTGCTCTAGCCTAATTGCATCAAATGATGACTCTACCACAAATATTTTATCAAATCTTTTTGCTCTAAATAAATTAAACATAGTACTACTCTTTTTTAATCCATAAGAGTTTTTAAACTTTTTACCCTCTACAGATCTTCCAACAAATCCTATGCAGATACCATCAGGGGAGTGAACTGGAATTGTAACCATATCTTGCATTTCAGAATATCCAAGTTGATACTTTACTACACTATCTTTTGTAATTCCACGACCCATATAATACTGTGCTGCTCTTTGTGACTCTAGTGCAGACCTATTTAATTTATCAATTAGTTCAATATCAAACTCTTCAAATTCTGGTTTTATATCAAGCTTTGCCTCAAGTAATTCAATAAAATCATTGTCATCTTTTTTAGAATCTATAAGTCTTGTTGACTCAAAGTATGAACGCTTTGTTACATACATGACTAGTTCTATTAAGGTATGAGATTCCTGACATCCAAAGCAATAGAATAATCCTGATTCTTTTGCAACTTCTGCAGCAGGTGATCTATGGTTATTGTGATATGGACAAAATATAATAAAGTCGGACTCTACTTCATAAACAATTGTTATACCAGCAGCTAGTAGACTTCTTCTGACTTGATCTTCTGTGTAGAAGGTATCAAGATTGGCTTGTTTTTGTCTATTCCCTCTAAACACTCTGCCTTCTTCTTTCCAACATAAACACCATAGACTGATATTTTAAAATCAAATGTCTTACCATTATAACTGATAGTCCAGTCTGTGTCAATATCATATCTTGGTACATACCCTTCAGCCTTCATTGATACTGTAATCATTGTTAAATATTGATCTTTTAATCTAGAAATATGCGAATCATCATAAATCTCACCCTCAAGGCTAAATCTCTTTATTGACTTATGTGCATACATACAATTATTATATCAATGAAATTGCACTAGCTGCCCTCAAAATCCTTATAAATAAAGCGACCTGAATCAAAATCAATATCTACCATAAATTCCCCTGAAAATCCGTGACGATTCTTTCTAAATGCACACTCTAAAATACTGCTTCCAGTTACACGACCTAATGCTAAAACCCAGTCAGCATCATATGCTAATTGCTTTGACCATGCTACTTGACCTAGTGATGGAACGCTATTCATATCAGTTGCATCATCTGGTGTAGCAGAAGCAATTGCAACCACTGGAACCTGTGAAGAAATAGCTAGTACTTTTAATTCACGAGATATATTTTTAATCTTAACTGTTTCATTATTACTTGTTCCAGAATTATCTTGCATTAATTGAATATAGTCAATAAATACTACATCTGGAGAATACTGATCAATTTTACCTCTAATAACTGATGGAGATACTTCTCCTAATCCATCATTAGAAACAATATAAAATGGTGGCTTATCTTTTAAGTGTTGCCTTGCCCAGTTATTAAAACCTTCAATATCAACCATACCTGCACTTAATTTTCTATGAGAAAAATATCCCTCAGCCATGATTGTGTATACACGATTTCTAACTTCTTTTTCTGTCATTTCAAGAGAAATAACTAATGGTACTTTCCCTGACTTCCAAGCTTGTACAGCCATAAAGATAGCCAACCAAGACTTACCAATGGCAGGGTAAGCAAGAAGTATACCAAACTGACCAGGAGTAATACCAGCAGGTAGATAGTTATCAAAACCTGCGAGATTTGTCTTAACGCCTTGTACACCTTTATCACTCAACTCCTTTACATGAACAAAATGTGCTGTTGCATCCTCAATATCTGTAGCATCAATATCTCTTACATCTGAACTAATTCTTTTTAAATCTGATGTCTTTGCAATGATAGTATTTAATGCTTCTATTGGCTGATGATCATTTAATTGTTTTGCACCAACCATTAAAACATTTTTAAGGTTATCTTCAAGATATTGAGTTCTTAATTCTTCAAGGTGGTGCTTGGTACTTCCAATTTCTCCAACAGGATTAAAGTCTCTAAACTTTTCAATTAGCAACTCCTTTGTTGGAACTATGGAATTATTTTCATAATATGTTCTTACAAAGTCCCAAACATCTTTATGGCTTCTAAATAATGAATCTGGATTTGCTTGAAACAAAACATGTATCTGCTTATCATTTAATACTGCAGATATTACTTTTGCCTCTAAGTCAATACTCATCTATTCAACCATTCTTTCGCTTGTTCTCTTAGTAACTTTCTAGTGGCATCATCTTCTATTTTTGCCTTTCTAGAATCATACACCTTATCAGCATTATTTACAAACCACTTCCAAGATGGGGATGCAGATACCTGTACATAGTATTCAATTAACTCATAGCACTCTTCAACACCATAAGACTCAATCAAAGCATCTGCAGCCCACTGCTGTGTATGGATATTTATATTTTCTTCTTTTAAGTTTTTTTGCTTGACTAAGCTTTTGTATTTAGAAATAAGTGCAAACCTATATTTCTTTTCTACCACAATTAATCTTCTAATTCTTGCTTAGCTTCTTCTACCTTTTCAATGACTTTCTTTTCTACAAAGTCGTATACTCTGTTCACTGCTTCATCTACGCCTTCTTCTGCACGAACAAAGTCTGTTACACCAATATCAATTCGTAAACTTTGAAAGTTTCCTAAATTAAGAGTATAACCTAATGTTACTGACACGTCTGTCTTTTCTGACACTTTGGCTCCTTACCATGTGTTTTCTTGCCAAGTAGGAATAAACCTACCATCCGATGTCTTCGTATAGAGCATTATAGCATCTCCCATCTTAGAACGCAAATCCTGTTCAGTTGGAACATTTAATGGTGTCACTTTTCCATCTGCCCTAGGTCTTCCAAAATGAATTCCTGTCATAATTTCTCTTATTTCAAAGATATGGTCTTCAGAATAATATGCTTTAATCTGCAAACCTCTCTTGCCTTCTATGTTATCAGGAATTGGTGGAGGAATCAAGCCAGACGCAATATATTTACCAAATTGTAATCTTGACCTATTTAATAGTTTTGCTGCATTTGCTACAGTATATGCTCTTTTTCTAAACTTTTTAAAATCTGTATATAGCATTGTTTGCATTTTTCCTTGACTAGCATTATAAAATTCAACAATATTACTTGCCCTGTTTGAATGTACTAGTTTTACTAGATCATTATTAATAAAAAATAGCTTTTTTACAGGCTTTATTTCTTTATCAGTTTTATCTGACATTTATGCCTCTTTACGGTCTTTCTCCAATAGCAATTATTGATACGTTGATTACTGGATCACCATTTACAGCAGCAGAATTAAAAAGCTTTACATCACAGCTATTGCTGTTTAGATTAGTAATTACAGCATATATTGGTGCAGCCTCTCCAGAAACTGTTTGAACTGATACCGTAACTATTGGTGTTGATGAAAAATTAAAGTTAAATCTAGTTGTAAGGTCTGACTGTGTTGAAAATTTTGGAGATAATGTATTTGCTGAAGCATAAAATGTTAAATTTGATGTCGCAGTCTCAACACTTCTTGGTGGATTAGTTGGATAAGAAATCTTAGATCTATTTGCAGATTGAAGACTTACAATAGAGTTTATGTTATTAATTTCATTAGCCATTGTTAAGATATAAGAAATATCTAAAGGTTGACCTCTGTCTGGTAAAGTTGGCATTTTTTCTCCTATTACATTATATCATCATGACTGCAGTGGCAAAACATAGGTCATTGTGCCACTAGATAATTCTATATTTATATCAAAAATAGCTAAGTGATCTTTTATCTCATTAATTTTAGAGTCTAATTCACTTCCAGATAAATCACTAAGACCATATGAAGAAATTAGTCCTATAATTTCAACATTTGTTGGTCCATGAACGCTTGGTGCAACATTTGCAGTACTTTTTGCTATGGTTGTACTATCTGTTAAAACTCTATCATGATATTCAAAGTGACCTGAACTTGTTCCGTTATACCATCTTAAAAATATATCTGTCTGATGTTGTTTAAAATTTTGAGAATGATTGTGTGCAATTGATGCTGATACTAGGGATATATCATAGTTATATATAGTTGGAGTCTCCCACGTTATTGTAAATGACGATTGGCTTCCTCCAGACTCTAGGTTTTCTACAACTGCTGATCTCAATGGTCTGTATTGACCAATACTTTTTATAGTATATAGTGGAGACCATGCAGAAACCCTGTTTCTATCTTCAGATACGATTCTAAATTGTAATGTATGATTTCCATTTATATCTGGTGGTGGAAGTTTTTCAACAGGAATCCTGATTTTTGACATTATGAAACACCAAATCTATATTCTATATAACTGATAGAGTTTTCCCTTTTTAAAATAGGATATGCATCCTGTGTCTTTACATACTCTGCTGCAGTTAGTCCATAAAGTGGATTTACTGTTGATACATTTTCTAACCTTATCCCATCAAGTGCTATAAAGTAATCGTTAGATGCAATATTGCTATCAATTACAGAAGAATATACTCTAATTTTATTTATATTACTCCATGAGAAATTGGGTGATACTTCAAAATCAGATATTTGTTTCTCTAATACCTTATATCTTCCATTTGATAAACTTAAGTCTGACTGAGTTGCAATCATTGAAACACTTGCACTTGGAGATCCAGGAACATTATTATAGAATTCTAGTATAAATCTAGCACCACCAGTTGGTGCAACATCGTTATCAAACTGTCTACTAAGAACAGAAAATGCTAATTTTATTTTATCTGTAGGTAAATTATTTCCCATATTTATATTTAAAGTATTATTTTCTACATAGTAAGAAGAGGCAGAATAATTAAAGCTTGAGTCAATTGAAGCTGAGTTACCATACAAAAACAAAGATTTTGATAAGTATCTTGGCTGTTCATTTCTATCTTTTCTTTCTGGAAATTCAAATGCTGGTGAATCACTTTCAACAAAAGAGAATAGTGGTAATTCTGCGTTTGTCTCTGGATTTGTATTTGAAATATCTCCATTTGCTAGTAATGGAATATCTCCAAAATATTGAACAACAGAGGCTGATCCAAGAGTGCCGTATGTCCAGGATTCTGAATTTGTAAATGTTGTTAAAATTTTACTATTATATCTTTCAGCAAGTACATTTGATTCTGCTGGATATAATCCTATTTCTGTAATTTGAAATCTTTGATCAGTAGGTAGTTGTGCTTTAAATACAATTTTTTCTACCCCTTCTTCTTTTATTAAACCCTTTGACAAAACTGGCACTCTTGCAACTTCAAAATTTAAAGAATCTGATTCTTGAACAAATGTTGTTGATGAAGAATTTGATACAGCATTTCCACCAATTCCAACAGCAATATGACTTGCAAATTCAGGGGCTTGGTTTAATAGGTATTTAGCAATTAGGTTTTTTCCAGTATTTGTAATCATTATGTCACCTCATATATTGTACCATCTGCGTTGATTTGAATCTGTGCAATTTCATCACTTTTTATATTTTCAAATTCAATAACAATGTCTCCATTGGTATCAACATAGATGTACCCCTTTTCTACGGTTATTTCGTCTCCATTTTCATCTATATACGAATATATGATCTACTTGGTATTTTAGACTCAATATCTATAGTAAATACCCCAGTCATTGGAGATAATTTATTCATGATAGATAGCTGCTTTGAGGCATTAAATATCTTTCTTATATCTGATAAATTAGATATAATTGAATATTTTTGATTAACGCCATCCACTGTATTTGATGTTAAAACTTGAGAAAGTTCAATAGCTGATAATTGTTCAAATGCAATTCTCTTAATCGTATCTGATGGTATTTGTTGAACTAAATCAGAAATTTTTGTTACATCTCTTCCTGGAGTTTTTACAACACCTAAATCTTTTGCTGTTGGTGGTTGTGGTGGCGGTGGAGCTACTACTGGATATACTGGTGGAACATATGGATCATTGCCTGGACCTGGTAGTGTATCAAAATTATTATTATTAGTAGGAAGCTTGGTTGGAGGTGGCTCATAAACAGTAACAGATCCAATACCACCACTTGAAGTTCTACCTTCTCTTGCATTAGCATTAGTTGCTGTTGATGGATTAGATATTGGAGTTCTACCTTCTCTAACATTTGCTCTATTTAATATTGTAGAAGCTGCTGTATTTCTTATTGCTTGTTGTGCAGGAGAAACAATATTGCCTCCAGCACCAACAATATATCCTGCTTTTAATGGTGGCATCCTAAACCTCCAACAACCTTATTTGACTTAAAACATCTGAGTATGTTCTTTTATAGTTTACAGACATAACAATAAATCTTTTATTTTCATCTACTATTTTAACATTTTCTGCAATATCATAATCTACTTTTACAATATCTCCAATTTGAATATGCGGAATTGCAAAGGCACTTATTTCTAAAACCCTTCTTGGTTTAATAGTTTTATTAATCATCCAAGACATTAAACTTCTAGCAGAATCCTCATCCTGAATATAAGAAGAATCTAGAGAAAATGCCTTGTTGCCATATATTGACCTACTGCTCTTGATATCTCCATAAATTTTTTGTGCTGATTCTGGTGAACTAATCATTCCATCAACAATTAGTGGATCTGACATATTCGATATTTCTTTAAAATAATCATCAACAGTAAGGACATTTGATATATTTTGAGTAAATGTAATTCCTTGAATTGCAAGGAAGTTAGAAGCTTCCTCACTTAAAGAAATAGGCATATCTGTAGTATTAAATATTAAAAATTCTGCACCATAAGATCCTGGCAAAAATCCAGACACAACATATGTTTTTTCAGAATTAAATATTGGTACCATTTGTGCTATTAATGCTGGATATGCTTGATCATATTTAATGTTAAAATAGGCACACTCACGAAGAATAGTTCCAAATTCTTCAAAGTATATTTCATAACCTGGTGGCTTTTCGGATCCTATTGATGATAAGTATGTTGACTGAATAATTCCAGACATTGCATATTTTCTCATTGCTTCTGATACGGTTATATTATTATCTCCAACTAGCGACAATGAGTTATTTAATGTTGAACTTACAGTAACTGAATTTGAACTACCAGCCCTATTCTTTAATGCATATATATTTTCAAACATACATTTTGAAGACGATCTAGTAAACAATGCAGCATTAAATCCTGAATTACTTTTAATTGATGGTAAAGGATTTGTGTCATCAACCGTTGCAACTAGTGCATTATTTAGATATAAATAGAACCTATATGTGTTTTCACCAATTCTTTCAGACTCTATTCCAAGGTCGTACACTGTTGGATTGGCTTGATTAAGTCTACCTTGTCCAACAAAAGTTCCAGAATCTACTAAAATTTCTGCGGTACTACCCCATAGTTTTACTGGCACTGCAATATTTGTTTTACCAGCCTCTGCTGTATTGGTAGTTTTATTTAATACTTTATAGAATATTATATTATGTAATACCTGACCACTTTGTGCAAAGTTTGTAGAAACGCTAGTAGTGTTGTTAAAATAATTTAAAACATCTTTTGATAATGCACATATTTCAAAATAATATCCTGAATTATTATTCTTATCAAGCATGTATGCAATACCACCAGAAGCTGCGGTAAGTTCTGAAGACTGGTTTAATGTATTTGTTGTATTAAAATATGTTGTAGCATTTTGTGGATTTTGATTTGTATCATCAACCTTACTTCCAATAATTCTCATTCTAGTTCCAACATGCATATAGTCTCTGTCAAATTCTTTATAGACATATGTAACTACGTCTCTTGAACTTGTTGATTCTAGTCCAGTTGGCTGTGGAGTGAATGTTTTTGGACCAGAAAATACCATCGCTGATGACTGAACAGTTCCTTCTGTTTGAACTATAGTTGATGAGTTTGATTCTGATCTAACTGTATTTCTAAATGGATTAACAACCTTTCCAGATATCTCAGACTTACCTTTAGATATTTCATCATTTCCAATAGATGAAGAAATTTCTGCACTTAAAATTGGATATTCAATTGATTCTGCTGGAGTTGTACTAAAAATATATTTTGAATCCATTCTAAAAGATTTTTTATTTTCTAAATTTGTCCAGTAGCTATTTAAACCTGCATAATGGTTTACTACTGATGTTCCAAATTGTCCTCTACCGTGACTCTTTACTACTCCATTTTTATAGGTAACACCAGATTCTAATCCAGGTATGTCTGCAGAAGTTAGTTCTTCATAGTATGGCTCTACATATATTCTAAGTCTTCCAGATTCCCAAATTTTTCCATTAAATGGTAACTTTGAAAAGTATTTTTGATATTCTTGATTATTAGCAATCCATACATTTCCAAATCCACTTACTGTAAATTCTTTTGCATCATATCTAATTACTTCACCATTTGCATATAGATATCCCTGAAATCTTGGTAGGTAATAGACAACATCTGGACCAACATCAATTATATTTTCTTTTATCTCATGGTTTTCTACATATGGAACAACATTGGATAAATCTGTATTTAGAGTTACAGCCCCTAATCCATATCCTTCTTTACCAACAGGCTTATTTGAAGTTTTTGAAGACTCTTGCTCTCCTATTTCCCATAATAAGGCTGACTTATATCCATACGTCCTGTCCCTACCATCTGGCAATTCTGCCTGTTCTAGCCTTGATATATCTCTTTGTATGTATCTAGTAGTGTAATTAATTTTTCCATCGTTGATAATTTTAGTATCACTTCCAGATATTGTTTCTATATTTGGAACTACTGAACCACTTTTTTGTCCATATAGGGTTATAAGTCTTTCTGAAATTGATGTATCTGTATCTCTAACGCTAATATCTGGTAGCAAATATTCTTTTGGCATAATCACAAAGTTGTTATATTCATCAAAGAACATAGCTGTTTGAGTAGACTGTGCAAGTCTTTCTAAAATTTCTGCAACAGAGGCATCTGGTTCAACAAAGAAAAATGGAATTACTGGATCATTTGCTGTTGATATTCCTTTAAATATATAATTTCCAAATCCAATATTGTCAAGCATCGTTGCTATCGCTGTGGTTAGTGTACAGTTTTGAATAAATAAAGATGGTGCATTTGCGGTTTCAAGTCTAAAAAATGCATCTCTTAAATTTAAAGATATATCATTCATTGCACTATTTGCAGATATTGAATTTTCTGAGTATAGGCTTTTTAGTGGAACAAATTTATCTGCCCCGTTTACATTTAAAATAGTTTCATAGAAATCAAATCTTATTTGTGGTTTTAAGTTATTATAAACAATACTTCCAGTACCAGATTCTTTATCAAATATATTATTTTCTGTAAAAGCATTATTATGATTAGAAACATTTAAGTTTCCAGTTGAGGCTGCAAGACCTCCAATTGGTAATCCATAATCAGTTGCTGAAAGTTCTTTATTTATACTAAAATCAATAACATAGTCTGTAAAATTACATTTAAGTCTAGGAGACATTTCTATTAAATCAAAAGGAACATTTGGTGCATACATTGTTTCAACATTTAGCCTTAATCCTTTTATAAATGTAAAGTCTCTATATACCTTTTCTCCATCTTGAATAAAGTATAGTGGATCAACAAGTTCTTCAACTAAACCTATTCTTTTTGTATCATCATCCTCTAATAAAGAAAATCCATATTCAGCAGGAGATATATCCCATTCTTGATCTCCAGTATTCCAAATATATAACTCTCCAGCCTCATCCAAGTATTCACCAACAACATATGATTGTCCATTAATTGCATTTATTGGTAATTGAGTAGAAGCTCCAACGTATCCAATAAAGTGAAAGCTTTCTCTATATTCGTCTGGAATCTTTATCCCATATGATAACTCAACATATCCATCCCATGGAACAATTCTACTATTATCTCTTCTTAATGAGTCTTGATCAAATACAACTGCATCATTCCAATTATCATTTGAATCTAGATACTGCACCCTCCATCTTTTTGGAATACTTGATTTTGATAAATTTTGTAGTGGATCTGATATTAATGAGTTATCAACTCTAATATTACTTCCAACAACCTGCTCACCATCAATTCCAGTAGCATTTGGATCTGCAAGATTTGTTTGCATTTTTATAACAATTCTATTTGCCGCAACTTCTTCTTTATATACAATGAATGGGGCAACATCTGTTATTGGATAACCAGTTGAAACACTTGCAGATGTTGAAGAAACTCCAAACTCTTGTCCAACTTCTTTTCTATAAGATGTCCAGTATTTAAACTGATCTTTTCTAGATGAAAAATAATATCTTGGTCTTCTACCAGATCTAACACTATCTACATACTTACCATCAAAAAATAATATTTTATTAATTCCAGACCTAGGTCTAAATGGGTTAAAACATTCTTTTAAAGAATAATACATTTGTCTTTCTGTTTCGTCAGAAAGGAATACTGCTGGTTTTTCTTCATCTAAAGCTAAATATTCTGAGGCATTTTGAGATTCAAGTGCATCAGTATATAAGTCTAAAGCATCATTACTATCATACGTTGAAGATAGTGTTTGATAGTTTACACTTGCAGAATATGGTCTATATCTATAATTTCCATAATTTTGTATATTAGTTAATATATTTTGATTCCATTCAGCAATTACCAATGGATCGATTGATATACCATTTTTAGATTGTAGGTGATTAATTAAATCATTATCAAAAAACATTTATACCTCCTCAAACGAGGTGGAAATATTCCAAAGATCGTGATTAAATTGACCTCTTTTTACAATTTTATAATCAAAAGAAGTAAAAAATACTTCAACAACATCTGAATATAATCCAAGATTATCTACATAGTATGGATCTACTGAAGAAAAAGAAGATGGTTTATCATATGCTAAAAACATATAAAAAGATCCAGTATTATTTTCATACCATCTAAGCAAGTCTTCTCCACCTGCACCACCATCAGCAGTATATTCAGTTAATGAATTATTTAAAATAGTTCCATTAGTATTATATTCTGCTACACCACTGTGTGATCTTGATGGCAATAAGTTCCAAGCTACTGATAAAGAAATCTTGTCTGCAATATGATAAGATCTCATATGTGCATTTACCATTCTTTTTCTATTTTCAATTCTAGTAGGAGTAATTGATATTTCAGATCTATTATGATCAGAAAGTATTAAGAAATCTTCTTTTTCTACCCCTTCAATTTGAGGTACTCCATTAATAATGCCATTTGAATTATTAGATAAAATAACAGCCTGTGGTCTATTCCATCTTTTTCTAGAACTTAAATATGCTCCACTAACCATTAGTATCTAATACTCCTAACGTTTCCTCTATTTGTCTGAGACAGTTTTGCCATTACTACGTTTGCAATATCTTCTGGCGAAGCACTTGTTCCAGCAACATTTACATTAATGTTATATGTATCATTATACATTACTGAGTTTGTCACAGAAGTTGATCCAACACCAACAGAACTGTCTGGAACATTATAGGATGGACCACCAAGTTTAGGAAACACTCCATTATTTATCATTTCTAACAATGGCATATTTGCTTGTGCTGCAGACTTTCTTACAACAAATTCTCCAGGAGTTAGTAATGCTGGAACCCTATCAATATTACCCTTTCCTGGAACATTTCCTCCAATAGCAAACTTCTTTATCATTCCACCATACATTACTCTTTGTAAGCTTTCTCCAAATGTTGAATTAAAATAGTCAACCATTGTATTATATGATTGCTTATATTCTGATAAGAAACCAGCCTGTTCTTTTGTTAGACCACCCTTTCCTACCTTCATTCTTTGAAGCTCTAAAATTGCTTTTCTTTGTTCAAGCATATAGAGTTTTGTTTCAATTTTTTCTCTTTCTCTTGAATTAGCAAGTCTTTGTTGCTCTAAGTTATATATTTGATCTTGAGCATCTCTAACCTTTAAGTTTCTTTGATAAATATTTTCTTCAATAGCATCAATATTTGATTCAATTTGTTCTCTAGTAAGAAGTTGACCATTAATTTCAACCTTAAGATTCTTTATATCTTCTTCTTTTTGTTTTTCAAGTGCTGCCCTTGTATCTTCAATTCTATAATTTGCCTCATTAGCAGTCATTTGAGACATAATTTGAGCAGCAGTAGAAACATTTCCTTCTGCCAAAGCTTTAGCAAGGCTTATTCTAGAAGCTTCCTGCTCCTTTAACCTACTGTTTGATTCAGCAACGCCATCCAGCAAAGAAATTCTTTCATCATACCTCTTATTTAAAGCATCTTCTTGCTTTGATAGCTGATCAAGACCTCTCTGATTTAAATCAATTGTTCTTTGATCTAATTCATTTTGCCTTTCCTGAAGATCAATAACATCTTGATATTGTTGAATTTGTGCTGCCAATCTTTTATCAACTAGTTCAAATCTATTCATTAAATAATCTAGCCAATTTTTGGCACCGCCAGATCCAGATCCAGACCCGTCTTTATCGTCAGGATTTTTGCCACCAGTTTCATCAACTCCTGGAGTATACATTAATGATTCAATATACTTCTGAGCCCTTTGCATCATGTTCTCTTGAGTTGCATAGCCTTCTCTATATGCACTATTTCCTGATCCAGGAGTTAAAGAAGCAAGTGCAAAAGCCATGGCAGCTTGTGGAGTAATTTGTCCATCAAGAATAAATTTTGACCTAACTTCTGGTGGAAGAGCATTTAATAGAGCAGTATATTCACTAATTTTATCCATAGAAATATTATTTTCAACCATACTTGTTATAATGTCAAGCCTTAGCTGTTTGTCACCCTCTTCTGGGAACATTGTTTTTAATTCATTCATTGTTAATAAGAATTGTTCTGCACTCATTCCAGATTCTGTAAATGCCATTTGAGCCTTTATTTGCATTTCTGGATCGCCTTCAAATTCATCAAATACGGCTTTTAATCTTTCCTTTATTGCATCTGGTAATGCTGATGCGTCAATTTTAATATCAAAAGCCTCATTTGACATAGCTGCAAATTCAGCAAGGGCTTCTGGACCTTGTGTCTTTAATATATCTATTTGTTGCTGCAGTCCATCATTAATTAATTTAGTATTTTCACTTATTTCTTTAGATTTTTGTCTATACGTTTCTAATGATATGGAGCCACTTTCATAAGCCATATTTAAAGCTTCTTGAGCCATTTGATTTTGTTCTGCTGACTTTGTTAAAATATTAGAAGCTTCAGCAGATTTTTGCATAATTATGTTGTAATAGTTTGCTGCTGTTGCAATATCTTCTTGAGATGGTCCAAGAAGCTGATCTTTTCCATAGTTTGCAAGACCAAGTAGCCCACCACCTATTGCACCAATAGCAGCTCCTGGAACAGCACCTATTCCTCCAAAAAGTGCACCAATACCTGCACCTGCCGTCAATCCCATTGCTGTAGGTGCTAAAACTGATGCAGCTAATGATCCACCACCATCATTCTTTTGAGAATATGCAGACATGTTTAGTGCAGCTTGTTTTCCAAATATTGATGCAATTCCTTCTGATGCTAATGTAGCATATTTAGAAAATCCACTCTTTGATTCCATATCTTTTGCAAACTGTTGAGCAATTCCAGCCTGTCTTAAATCTTCTATTCCAGTTCCAGCAAGTCTTTGTTGTCCTTGTGCAAATAATTTTTGTTGTTCAGTTAACATGTTTGCAAAATTATTATTTTTAATATCTTTTACAGCATTTTTTGTTAAGAAATCAGATACTGCAGTAGGACCTTTTTTCTTTAATTCTGCCTGGAAATCAATTGGTATTCTTGGATTCTTTAATAAATCTTCCTTTACCTTTCCATCATCATAAATCATTTCAATTAAATCTGCTCTAATTTTTATTCTTAGTGATGGATCTTCCATCGCTGCAGCAACCGCATCAATATATCCTTGGATATCTTTTGATGTCATATCAAATGCTGCTGAAAGTACTGCAATATCATTTGAAACTACATTTACTAAACTACCTTCTCTTCTAGCAGCCTCATATGTTGACATGGTTTCTGCCATGTCTCCTCCAGTTAGTGCTTGATAATATGCTGTAGATTGCTCATTTGTAAGATTTCTTTGTGCTCTTCTGCTTTGTAAACTTAGTGCACCTGTTGCTTTTGCAAATTCTGCAACTGTTTTTGCTGATCCAGTCATTGCATTTGCTTGTTCCATTGCAGCTTTTCTAATATTTGCTGCTGATTGCTTTACTGCATCATTATGAAGTTTATAAGCAGCAACTGCCATACCAACAGTAAGGGTTAATGCACCCATAGGACTCTTTAGCATTGGAAGAAGACCAGAAACTACTGACACTCCTGATGAGAATTGCATTATTTTTTGTCCAATTTCACCAATTCCACCTTCAGCTGTTGACATAGCGGCACCAAGTGTTGTTGCTGCTAGTGATGCTGTAAATATCTTACTTCCAAAGGTTGATGTAGCCTGAGCCTCTTTATTTTTTGCTTTAGTTAATTCTTCAGAAGCTAATAATTCTTCAGGCGTTGCACCAGCAGCCATCATTTTCGATCTTTCTCTTCCATTTATCATTCTTGCAAATGGAGTTGCTAGTGTATTTAAGAATTTTTGTTTTCCAGTTAATTGACCTTGAATCATTTCTGGTGAAGCTGTTATTGTTGGCGGTAAAGAAAGTCCTGGCGGAAGACTAGGGGTAATAGTTGGAGTACCACTAAGTGCACCAATCTGTTGAGAGGCTCTTCTATCAACCATTCTGATAGTTTCTTCTGCTGCATTAGCTGCATTTTCTCCAGACCTTATGATTCCTTGACCATAACCTCTGCTCCATTCATCTCCAAGTTGTGCAGATCTTTCTGCTGGACTTGAGCTTTGCTGTGCTCTTGCTGTTGCTTCTTCTACAGAATCAACCATTCTAAATGCTGATGCCTCTAAAGCCCTTACCTCACCAGCCTGTTGCTGTACACTAGTATTTTTATAAGAACCCATTCCAGGAATAGGTATTCTTTGTCCTCTAGACCCTCTATTTATGTCTCCACCAAAAGCACCAACGGTTGTAATTGTTTCTCTTCTTGAAGACATTGATTCTTGAAATATAGCGGCTTCTGCTTTATCTGCTGCATTATTTAAAGTTGTTCTAAGTGAATTTTCAACAGATGTATAAAAAGTATTGTCGTCTACTAAGGAATCTCCAACTAGATTTAATTCTGATATTAAATTATTTTTCCAGTCATTCCATAAAGTTGATGACTGAACTGATTCATCAAGACCCATCTTCATTCCAGAAAATGCTACATCTGAAAATTGTGAAAAGTACTCTGCACCCTGCGTTCCTGTATACTGACCTCTATTAAATTTTTCAGGTGTATAAAATCCATAATTACTAAATCCTACTGCAGAAGTTGCTGCACTTAATCCTCTAGAAACTGCAGATTCTGGATATTGACTAGCAATCTGCTCCATTTGTGCCCTTGTCATAGGTACTGAAGGAGTGGCATGTGCAAAAACCATTCCAGATTGCTGCCCCACTCTATTTGCATTTGGATCTATTTCTAATACTGCAGATCTAAATCTTTCTAAAGTAATTTTTACATCTTCTGGAATTGATTCAAAAGCTTGTGCAACTAAGTCTAATCTTGAAGATAGTTTCTGTTCTATATATCTTTCAACTGCATTGTAACTTATTTGGCTTTGATAAGTTCTGCTTGGATCAAATCCATCTACATAACCTGGTATATTTCCAGATATCATTCCAGTAATTAACGGAGCATACTTTTGAGCCATTGGTGCTGGAATTACTGCTTCTCCAGGGGTTAGCATTGCTGGAACTGTATCTCTATTTCCACTTCCTGGAACAGAAATTACTCCAGAGTTGTACCCCTTAGCCTTCTGCATTGCTCTTCCTGCTGTTGCAAAACCTGGAAGTCTAGATGCTTGTAGTTGTGTGGCTATTAAGTCCATATATGCTCTGTTTAAACCATTTATTGCACCCTGTGCTGCACCTGCTGCCCCAACCTGTTCTATAAAGGCAGCATTAACTGCTTCTGATGCAACAGATAATTGTTGTGCAGCCATTGCTGCATCAATTTCTGCAAGGCTTAAATACTTAGAACTTTGAGAAAGTGCTTTAATTGCACCTATTGGACCACCAGTTAAAAATCCTTTTGTAAAGGCTCCAAAGCCTTGACTTAACTTTAATAATGTTCCAACCAAGTTCATTAATAAGCCAAAAAACATTGTTCCAGCAGGAATTACAATACCTGTAATAATTGTGGCAATTGCAATAAATTGTTTTTTACCCTCTGATAAACCATTAAACTTATCTACAATTTTTCCAATAAAGTTTAGTATTGGTATAGATACCTTTAAGAATATTTCTCCAATAGGAGCAATTGCTACCTTTAAATCTTCAATAGCTTTTTTAAATTTATTTGAAACTGCATCTTCTACTGCTCTCAATTCTTTGTTAGCAGTATAAGCTAATTCTATTGCTGACTGACTAGCAAGTTGTAAAACTTTGTTAGCCTGACCACCTTCTTTAATAATGTTGGTAAATAAAGATCCAAGTCTTGCGAATTGATATTTTCCGAATATTGCTTCAATTGACTGTTGTTTTTGGAAGTCTGAAAGAGTTGAAAGTGCTTGAGCAAGACCTGTGACTGTTCCCATAAGGTCTCCCTTATTTGTTTCTACAATTTGATTTAAATTAATTCCAAATCCAGCAAGTGTTTGAGTAGCAGTTTTAGTTGGATTAATTAATGAAGCTAGACCTGACTTTAGTGCATTTGCACCTTGCTCAGCACTAACACCACCTTCTTCCATGGCTGCTAAAAATACTGTTAAGTCTTTTACATCTCCACCTAAACCTTTAATTACTGGTGCAACTCTTGGAATTGCTTCTGTGATATCGTCAAGGGAAACTATGGTTTGGTTTTCAACAGAGTTTAAATAATCAATTGTTCCAGATAATTCTTTTGTACTAATTTGAAAAGCATTTTGTAATGAAATAATTGTATTCATTGATTTTTGCTGATCAATATTACCAAGTGTAGCTAGTCTATTTGTTTGAGCAATTGCCTCATTTAATTTTATTCCCTGATAACCTGCAGCAGCTAAATCAGCAGCTAGATTTATTGTATCTTTTACTGCAATATTATATTTTGTATATGATTTTGCTAAATCTTCAACACCTTTTAATGCTGCTGCTGTTTGATCTTCTGTTGTGAATATATCTCCATAAACTCTTTTAAATCTTATTGCAGCCTGTTCTAAATCGCTAAATGTTTTTGCAGCAGTATTTCCAAATATTGTAAGTGGCACTGTAAAACCAACCATAAGCTGACGACCAGCCCACTGCACATTTTTACCAAAATTAATTAATTGGGTAGTGCCCTGTTTGAACATGGTTGACATTAGCTGTGTTCTTTCAGAGGCAATTGCCATCTGTGAAGAAAGTTCAGTAAGAGGTCTTACTGCTAGTGCACCTTGAAAACCTTTTGCAGCAGCAGTTGTAGCAATAAACTGAGTCTGCATTCTTTTTGCACGTTCAGCAGCAAGTGCCATTGTTTCTGCAGCAATAGCACTATTTTTATTAAATTTTGCACTAAAGAATTGACCTAGAGTAACTTTTCCTTTTGAAAGATTCTTGTCTAATGTTGCAGCAGCAGTTGAAAGCTTTACAGTCTCTGCAGTAAATGCTCCAGTTTTATTTATAGCAAATTGTAAATCTTTTGAATATTTTGCAGCAAATTGTGCTTGATCTCTTGCCCCAGAATTTAGGGACATCATGAAGGCATTAATTTGTTGCTGAAGAGCCTTTAATTGTTGTGCAGCACTACCAGTATTGATTTCAATATCAATAATGCCCTTGGCTACTTCTGCCACTATTTAATCACCTCGTAATCTAGCCCCATTCCAATTCCAAAACCAGCCTGTTGTGCTGCTCTTCCTTGTAGGGCAAGAATATCATTTGGGTTAGAAGTCTTTCCACCACTAAAAGCTCTAGCCTTTATTTCTTCCCACTTCTGCATAGATGCACCATCTTTAGAGCTATCTATGTCAACTCCTTGTAAAGAAGCTAGAAATTTCTTATCTTCAAAATCTTCTTCGCTCTTCTGTTCTAGAATTGCTAGAAGTTCTGGCATTGATAAGCTATCCTCCAGTTCTTGATAGTTCTTCCAGAAGCCCAGAAGAAATACTTTTGTTTCTATCTTGGCGAGATCTAGTTCGTTCCAGCTAGAGCCGCCGCTAGTACGTTTGGGTCATTCAGCTTTATCCCTGCTGCTATTTCTATAACCTTATAAATAGTTGGTAGATCAATAACCTCTTCTAGCTTTTCTTTTTCTGCAAGTTCAGGCTTATACTGCTTCATTGCAATAACTGCACAATCAAGAAGTAAGTCCATTGACTTGATATTATCTTCTGCAATTTTTTGATCTGAGATTTTTTCAAATTCTTTCATGAATTCTCTCAATAATGCGATCTTTAAAGGCTTCATTGTAATGCTTGAGCCATCTAATAATTCAACGTCTACGATTTCGTATACGGTAGTTGCCATCTATTCCTCCTAAGAATATAAGACAATTATATCATAATCCCCTTAAAAAACAATACCCACCCCTTTTGAGGGTGGGTACTGAACTATATTTAATTATAGATTATGCACCAACGACACGATCAACGATTTTACCGTATGAACCGTTTGCTGCTGGAAGTAGACGGAAAGAAACTTCGTACATAGAAGGTTCGTTACGCTTTGCAGAAACTGTTACGTTATCAATAGATAATGCACGGTTTGCTACATATACACGCTCTACTTTATCAGCACCTACTGCAGTTGGATCTCCAGAACCTGGACCAACAGCAATAAGAGCACGTTCCACAGGAACTTCGCCTAGATCACCAGCTGTAAGAGATAATGTCTTTTCATCTGGATCTACGTCATCATAATTAGAATCTGCAGTTGCAATTGCAACAACAAGGTTTTCAAGGGTAGCTTCAGCAAATGCTGTAACCATGTTAACTTGCATACCTTGCTTGAATAATTTAGCAACGTCTAGCAATTGGTCTACCTGAACTTCACCAAAATCTGGTTGGAATTGTACTTCCAAACCATTTGATGTATATCCAACGTTTCTCCAATCTGAAGCAGCTCCTTCAAGGGTGTCTGCGTAACCGATTCCACTTTCAAAAGTTGGAATGCTGCTAACACTAGCACCATTAAATGAATAAACTTCTGCAGCTGAGTTCCATTCAAGTGGTCCTTGTCTGGATACGAAAAGCTGTGCTGCACCGATAATAATTTGGTTTGAATTACCACGAATAGCCATATTTGATTTTCACCTCTTTTTGGTCAAAAAATTTATGGATGGCGTTTCCTAAGATAATTATATATCTAGTTTTTCACTAATCTTCATTAAATTGCTTAAAATGATAATCATATCTAATAATTAGGTCTCTTTTTGGCTCATATTCCATGAAATTATCAACATCCATTTGGGTATCAGTAAAGCCAGACTGATACACGTTAAAGCAATGAAAGTAATATTTATACATATTATCAGATTCTAGGTATCCTGGTAAAGTTTTCTATCTAAAATTCTATGAATTAAGCTAGTGAAGTCAATTGTAAGACCATATCTATCTCTTTCATTTCTAATTGGATTTTGAGAATTATCTAAAAATCCGCCAACAATTGTATATCTCATCTGATCTGTTTTAATTGAGTGTAAATTATTAGTATTTCTAACTCTAGTAAATTTATCAAATATAATATATGGCTTACCCTCATTACTTACCCAAGAAGGTATGTTAGAGGCTGGGGCTGGGAAAAATGGTATTAAATCCATACCTCCAGAAACCTGTGCATACTGGTTATAGAATGAAGGAGCCTTGGTTTTAAATTGCTCCCAAACATATCTATTAATAATTTCTTCTGGCTGATATACCATTACTTACCTCCTGGTGCATTCATAATCCATGATAAGGCTGCTTTTCTTCCAACCATAGATGCACCTTTACCTTTTACTGCAGAAGAAAAATATTTCTCATATTCTCTTGGATTTGAAAAATACTTATAAAACTTTATATTTTTAAGATGAAACTCTGTAAAATATTTTCCATAAAATTCATTAAATGCCCTGACAAAAGATCCTCTAGTTGCTTCTCCTCCAGGATTAGATATAAATATTGGACCTTTTCTAAATACTTCTTCTCCATCAATTTCAAAGAACAGTGCTTTAGCCTCTACTTCTGTAACCACTACAGGCTCTCCACTTTCCATTACTTCTGCTTTATCATAAAATGCCATATCTGATGTTGGTGAAGGAATCTCTGACTCTAAGAACGATGCATCAATAACTGCTGAGGTATTATTTACACTTAGTCCAAGTTCAAAAAGTCTGCCCATAGGGTCTCCAATTTGCCCCCATTCATATACATGATGTAACATTCCTGGATGCATAGATGCTAGACTATCTAGATACTCATAAAAAGCCTCTACTGACTCATCACCTAGTTTTTGATTTAAAACCTTTTTATTTCTTTTTAATTCTGAAGTAAAAGAGTCTGTATATTTTATACTATTTTCTAGCATCTTTATTACATTGTCTGCTTTAATTCTGGCTTTTATCATTCTAAGCCTTCCCACTTTTGAGCAGCTGATCTAGATATATAAACTCTGTACATTCCAATATTTCCAAACATATCAAAGCTAGGAATAATTGTCTTTATTTCATACTTTGTTTTTACAGTCTCTGCTTTTGTTTTTAAATTTTCTGTATTAATCCAAGCAGGTTGTCCACTAGCATCTCTAATATTTGTAATGGATAAAGCACCTAATGGATAGTATTTATTATTTGACATCTTTCTAATATCTTCATTTGTTCTAAAAAATATATCAGATGAGTATACTATTGATTTGTCTCTAACCTTGACTTCCCCATTTAAATCACCAGCAGCAGCAGTAATTGCAGAACAATTGACAGTTCTGTCAAATACCCACTTTTTTACTATGTTTCCATACTGGGTTTGTTCTTCTTCTGCATAATATAAATCTGCAGTCATTGGGTATAATATTGTATCTAGTGAACCATCAAAAAGCATTTATAACACCCCAACACGGATGTCATTCTTATACTTAGTTAAAATTCTGTCAACAATCATGTTGCCAGTTGATGCATTAAAATTCTTTGCAAACTTAATTTTAAAGTCTTCATTATCAAAAGATTCAATATATTTATTTAAATATTTCATATTTCCAGAAGATAGATCAGAGCATAAAAGTTCTGCAGCTTCTTGAATATCTTGTGGAATTACTCTATATCCATAATCAGCATCAATAATATAGTCATATCCATCAGCAAATGTTCTTCCTAGATATCTATCTCTCCATACTTCAGGATACTCTGTTTTATTTTGCTGACTTTCAACTGGCACAACGGATGTTTTATCCTTACTAATAGCAAAGGTTACTTCATTATTATTTGATTCTGAGTCATATAATAGGACACCATTTTCATATACTTTATAAAGCTTATTAATCTTTTCATTAATTACTAGGAAATCTGATCCATTTCCTACTACTTCCTTTTCTTTTCTAACAAATCCAAATCCCTGAGAAACTTCAGAGTCAATAATATAACGAGCAGTTCTTTCCATATCCTTAACTGCAGAAAGTGATTTATTTAAAGACGTTGATAATCCTGATAAGTCTGATATATATGGTCTTACTACATCAATATTTGTAGTAACAACTTCTTCATCTAGATAGTTTGTTACAATAGCATCCAAAATTCCATCATATTTTGCATATCTATCATCTAGTGTAAATGTAACTTGTCCAGATGTTGCAGCAGTTGCCTCATCTGAAAATTCAAGTTCACTTACTAAGTCTGTATAAGAGAGAGTATATACTGCTGAAGGAACTAGTCCTGAAAAAGATACTGTTGGAGCCTGTCCATTAATTCTTAAAACTTCCATTATTTAGAGCCGAAAACTTCAGCTACCTCCTCTGGAGATGCAATTCTTAATCTTGGAAATTTTTCAATCCAAAAGTTTGCATCTTTCTTGGATACTATATTATATCCCCTTGTTAGCTTTCCAAGTTCTTTGTCGTTAACACTTGCATTCTCAACAAATAAAGCAACAAGATCTTGTTTTTTAGTATTCATACCATCTATATTATATCATTTATAAATAAGTAGAGTTATAAGATTTTCCAATCTTTATTTTGCTTTGTTTTAAGCCTATGACAGTTGGCACATAGAGTTTGTAGGTTAGATTCATCATTATTTTTTCTATTTCCATCAATATGATCTACATCAAGTTGGCATAAATCTTCTGGCACAAAACCACAAATACTACAAGTTTTTGAAAAAAAAAAACTATATGGTCTATTACGTCTTGTTTTAATTAAAAAAGCGGCTCTACTACAACGCCACTTATCAAATCCGTTTTTTGTTTTTCCCTTATATTGTATGCTTGTAGGTCCACAAACTGAACATAATGCATCTCTATTTAATGAGTTTATTTCTGTTAGTTTATGCATATTATAAGTATAGCATAGGGGGTATGCTTTTACACATACCCCCTACAAATTTGCTTAGTAGCAATTAGTCTTGCATGTAAGCAACAGCATCAGTTTCTTCGATTTGTACACCGAAACGTAGGAATACTGTATATTCTACAGTGTCCTTCTTTGGCTTGAACTCACGATGAACTGTTACATCTCTCTGGAAGCCCCAGATACGGTTTTCTGGGAATGTAAGTGATACATAACCAGCTGGCATCAAAGGAACTTCAACTAGTGGAAGACCAAGAACACGGTATTGAATTGGAGCACCAATTGTTTGTGGTGCAGCACCGTCAATAACACGTTCTACGATTCTTTCTGAGTTTAAGTTACCTGTTGAACCAAGACCGTTGATGATACCTGCAACTGTTTCTGTATCAGCATAGAATTTCATTGCTGCACGAGAAGCACGGTACTTGCGAGGCATTGCTAGGACTAGTCCTTGCAAGTCTTCTACAGTTGTACCGTATGTTGCACTGTGACCACCGTCTGTTTCTTTAGCAACAAAGCCCTCAAGAATGTTGAGGAAGTTGTTGGTTCCAGCTCCAGTACCGTTGATTGCTAGATCTTCAAGATCGTTAGCGAAAGCACGAGTCATGGTACGAACCAAGTGGTCTTCAAGACCTGCACCTTCGATGTTATCTTCAAGAGCTTCAGTTGATACTTCCCAGTCAAGACGGATCTTCTTGGTAGTTACTTCAACCTTTGTGAATGCAACATCTGCATTTGTGTAGGTAGCGTCAGCCTGTGCTGCTGCACGGATAACACGTTCTCCTACGTTCATCTTTTCTAGTTCTGCTGTGTTTGCTCTCATTGTGACTCTACGTCCATCACGAGCTAGTACCTGCTGTTCAAAGATATACTCAATAAACTGACGTGACTGTTCAGGCTGCAAAATACCGCCATCAGACACTAGATCACCAACTGGGTTAGTATTGTCAAGAACTCCTGCGATTGGATCGCTTACGCCTCCAATTCCACCAGATACGATGGAACCTGCTGCAGCAGCCTTTTCTAGAATTTCATTGTTTTCTGTCATTTTTTATTTCACCTCCAGTTTTCTCTTTAATGATATAGGTCAGCGGAATTGAGGAAACGTCCACCCCACATAGACCCTTTTTTGATTTGTGTTCCCTGAACGACACCGCCAAGGTCGCCAGACTTGCGGACAGCGGTTTCGTCTTCTAGACCATCTACACGCTTTCCAAACTCTTCAAGATTACCTTTTACTGCTGTAACTTCCTCTGTTACTGTAGTAACGCCCTTTTTAAGGTCTGCAATCTCTGCATTTAGTGATTTAATTGTTGAAACAAGTTCACTCACTGCCTCTGTTACTGAAACCTTGATTTCGTCAACAGCCTTTACAAGCTCAGAATCAACTGATTCAGTAGCAACAGACTGTTCAACTGCTTCTTCAGAAGCAGCCTCTGCAGGAGCTTCTTCAGGATCAGCGGACTTTTCAACTGTTTCTTCAACAGCGTCAACTGCATCAACTGATTTTTCTACGGTTTCTTCGGCAGGAGCTTCTTCAGCAGCTGGAGCTTCAACTTCAGCAGCTACTTCTTCAACAGTGTCTTCTGTAACTTCTACATTTTCTTCTGACACGTTGTTCTCCTCCTTTATATTGTTTTCCACAATTGACTCTTGATTGTCAATCGCTGTATTTTCAGATGATAAATCTGAATTCTCTGATTTTGATAGGCTATCTACGCCAATAAACTTATTTAACAGACCTTTAATAGTCATAGCTTTTTCCGAATCCTTTGTTTCTACGAATCCAATATTTTCCATAGTGGAATCGCATGAAGGGCAGCTTGTGCTGTCATCTGAAGCTAGTCTGATCAAATCATCAGTCTTGCACCAATAGACATTTTCAAGGTCTGCTTTTGTAATTATACCAGTAATTTCATTATGCCCATTTACTTTTTGAATAGACACGATATTTGCAAATTGATTTGCAGGATTATCTACTAATGATAATTCATGAAGTTCATATTCTTTTACAAGACGAACATTTTTATCCATGCTCTTATTGTACATATCTTCAGACTCTTTGATTACTCCACCGATTGAAAAACCCGAAAGAGTGCCGTCAAGAACTTTTTCCCAAGTGTCTTGAGCACCTTTGGAAATGTAAGCATCAACGTAAACACCGTTATAAAAACTGTCAGAACTTTTATCAAAGAACTTCTCCTGTCTGAAATTTACCATTCTACCAACAGCAACTGGTTGGTGCATTTCACGAATATTTCCTTTAAATTGTTCAAAAGCTTTTACACTTACCTCAGAAGGAACAATGTCAGATTGCTTGTCTACGTTATCCAACGTTGCAAACCCAGAAACGATTCTTCGTTCCTTATCTACCTTGGCGATTGGCATTGATAAAGATACGTTGTCTTTATCTGATGACCAATAAGCCTTATTTAAAGGTGTCATATCATTCCTATTATATATGTGTTTTATTATATTTTATCAGATTGTTATATTAACCTTGTACCCTGCCTTCTCCACCAGGATTTCTTCCTGTTGGAGTTGAGGCAGAGTCTGTTGCGTTATTAGTTCTTTCCTGATCTCTTCTTCTTGTTCCTGCTGTTTGTGCGTTTTGTTCTGCTCTTTGTTGAGGGGTCATAGCGACTTTTTCATCGCCGTCTGGCATTAAAGGTAAGCCAAGTCTTGGTCTGATATCGTTTGGAGTAATAACCTGCCCCCTTAAATATCTTTCATCAATCTGACTCTGTGTATTTTCATCAGTCAGAGTAAGTTCATTAAATTTAAATTTTAGAATATCTGTCTGTTCTTTAATAATCTTATTAATTGTCTTTTCTAAGTTTTTCTGTGCTGGTCTAGCAACCTGTTCTTTAAACGTTCTATCAGATGCTAGAGCGGCTGCAATTGACATTCCTTGACCAGATCCAACCTTTGAAATTGGAACCTGATGTGCCATTAAAATATCATTTGTATTTGATTCACGATATTTTGTAAAAGATCCTTCTTGAATACCATTTTCAACTGGCTCCATCTTAAATTCAACTTTATTGTCTGGAGTATCTCCAGGAAGTGGAATAAATAATGTTCTGTGATTTTGTCCACGAAGACCTGATTGTAAAAATCTAAATAACTTATCTTCTGAATCTGCAGAAAGCTTTGCACCTTTTAGCCAGACTACATATCTTGGAACTGCCTTATTTTCAAAATAATCAATATTATATTTTGCAGCAAGTTGATCTCCAACCATTGATGTTGCAGCAGATACTGAATCTGGAACACCATAGTATGTATTCTTTGGACTGTACTTTTTAATATGAATCAATTCATTTGGTCTTGTATCAGTTGTTACTGGATTTACTGTTTTTGTATCTTGAAAGTTTTTAAAGAATACTGCCCTTTGATTTACAATTTGAACATATCCATCACGAAGTCTTCGTACACGAATTGTGGTTGCTGGAATATGACCAATATATCCAATCTCTCCATTAATCTTTCTTCCAATTTCAATGTAACCATTTCCAGTAGCTTCATAATCTGTAAATGCTTTTTCAATTACATGAGTAAATGTATCTTCATCATTTAGTCCCTCAAGCCATTCAGATAGTTCTGTCTTTAATCTTTCTACCTTTCTTTGGGCACGAGCTCTTGAATCTGTATCTTCCATCTCTTCGATTCTTTGCTTTACTGAGTCTGACATAATAAAGTTATATCCAAGACCTACAGTATTTGCTACCTTAGAATTTACTGCAGCATGGTTTGCAAACGAATTATCATAAAAGAATGCAAGTTCATCTAGATTGTATGGTGGCAGAACTACATCAAAAAGACCATACGCTGTAGTAATATCTTTTTCTGGAAAAAGCTGTTTTGAGCCAGTATTATCCTGCCCCATATAGGCTTTATTCATTCTTGAAATTCTACGCTTAAAGTTAGCATCTAGTCCATCAAATGATTTTACTAACTCTAATTCTGCGGAAAATGGGTCATATTTTTCAACAGACTTTGCATTATCCGTTCTATCAATTTTTGCTATTACTTTATCTTCAGTCATCGCCGTGAGCCTTTAGTCCTTTTGCTGCATCTATCCATGCACCTGTATCAAATTCAGATGCTATTAATCCATTTTTCATTCTATCTACTTGAACAGAATGCTCTTCATCAGAAATTCTTGTTACACCAGCCATAAATTGAGCCTTTCCTGGACCTGCACCATAATGTGCTGCTGCCTGTGTAATTCTATTGATTGCCTGAATATCATATTTTCTGGCAGGAATATTCATAAAATTTCCTTCTCCATCACCAAAAATTTTACCATTTTCCATTTTCCATACATATAAGCCATATTCTGCATTATTTTCTACTACTCTTACTTTTGGCTTATTTGGCAATTTATTTAACATATTTTCATAATCCATGACATGATTATACCACATTAAATAGGTTTATACTCAAAAGTGGTCCAGTCAGCGTCATTTAATACCTTAACACTATCAAAATCTACACTAAGTATGCTATTATCGTCACCAATAACATATGAAAGACCAAGATATGTATCAAATATATTTTTACCATCAATTGATAAAACTGTTACTGGAATTAACTCTTGATTTAGTGCACCTAACCAAGTTACTGATCCAGACAATGCTCCCCACGAACCATCTCCAAATTCTAGTGCATCAAGCCAAGCATCAGTTATGGTCAAGCTTAGTCTAATTTCATTGATGTCAGAAAATGCTGAAACATTGTTTACTCTAATTCCAGGATATATTTCTAACTGACCAGATACTCCTTCAGCCACTCCAGATATTTCTCTATAAAAGTTTATACTTTCATCTTGTAGGGATATTACAATAGAATTCCATTTAAATGGCTTTATTTTTACGGCAGTAACTTCTTTTCCATTTAAAAAGAACTTTACCCCTTCAATATCTTGGTTTGTTACAGAGTCTACTAATCTTATCTTGGCTCTTCTTTGATCTAATTCTGGAGTTAAATAAATTAAATACTCATCAAAAATATTTGATATTTTACCTATTAACTTTTCTTCAGCAAAATAGTCAGCTTCATTAAACATTAAGTACATCTGCAATCCAACCATTCTAAAGTCAGCCTTTAGAGTTTCATTTATTGTAAAAGATAGCCCATTGTCAGTAGTAGAGCCATCCCATGGAAGTACAGATATCCCACTATTTCCAGAGATATATAAATATGAATTTGTCTCATGATTAATAACTACTGGATTTTTTGCCTTATATTGATACTCGTTGCCTATCCTTGATATTGGATTTATAGTTCTGCCAGTTGGTGATCCTATTTTAAATAGACTTACTTCATCAAAAGCTAGTGATGAGAATGACATTTTTTTAATAACCATATTTTCAGTATTTATACCTTTTGAAGATATTAATATATGAGTGGTAATGTAATAGTCATTAAAGTCAACTCCATCTTTTGGAGGAAATATTATTGTTGAGTCAGATACATCAAACTTTGTAGTATTTAAATTACTTTCATTATCAAAATCTATTACCCTGTCATTTCCTATATGAACCGTATTGATATAGTCAGTGAAAGGAATCATTCCAACATTTTCTTTATTTTGTAAAGTAATGTATGATCTTGCTGACATATTTTCATGATACAGCGTTGAGTCTTCATTTTCTTTTGAATATAGTGTATATGGAATATCTATATTAAATTGAACTAAATCTAAGTCATAGTACCTTGATCCATCTTCTAAATTAATATACTTTCCAAAATACGTTAATGGCACTGAAGACTCCCAATATCCAGTAGCAGCTACATCTAAATAGGTAGTTACATTACTTAGTTGTGGAATAAGAGTATATGTACCAATATAATGAAAAAGTCCATCTGCATTTATTGCAAAACCATTTGAGTCAAAATATTCTGGATTTTTTTCTAAAAAGAATTTATTGTTTAATGTTAAAGATAATATTTTTCCACTAAAAGTTGCACCATTTATACCAGCAAAATTTAAAGAAGTGTTGTCAAGATTTGATAGCACTTGACTAGTTTGTGGATAGTCCTCAATTATTTTATCTATATTAATTCCTACTGGAATAAATGACTCTTCTTCTAATTCTTGTGCAAACAATAATTCATTATTATAAATATACTGTAAACTTCCAGATTGTATTTTTGCCTCAAAGTAGTTAGTGGTGGTACTATTTGATAGATATAAAACTGATTGATATGTGTCTATGTCATTTGATGTCTTTATAACAGAATAGATTGATTTTGTTGGATACCCAGTTTTATTTACTTTTGAAAAATAAATTGTTGAATCAATTTCTGAATATCCTGAATTTGGCTTCATCTTAATAAAAGGATATTCTTCATCTTGAATACTAAAGTTATCATAATCAAATGTTGACCAAATTTCTTCAGCAGCTGACTGACTTAAACTTGCTGAATTATTTGTAAATATGATATCTGGTAAATCTAGGTCTGGTAAAGATAGTCCTTCAGAAGTAACCTTTAAGTTATTTGAATAGCCATTTGTCCAAGGTGTTCTATCTGGATAAGATATTGTTGAATTATAGTTTGAATATGGGAAGTCTACATAAGTTAAATCTCCACCAAGTGACACAACAATGCTTTCTTGATTTTCTACACCTTGACCATAAACAAATCTTCTTTTTGCTACTTGTTCAGTAATTATATATGGGAATATTGACAAAACATCAATTTCAAATGGCTGAGTTTTATGATGTCCAAAAAATCCTAAATAATCTTCCTGTGACGAAGGAAATGTTGAAATATTTAAAGATTCAATTGGAATTGATATTACCTTTTCTCCATTTATCATTAAATATATTTCAGAAAGTGTCTGTCCAAAATGTACTAACATTGGTCTATACCATTGACCAACAAAATAAGATTTTTTATACTGACCAACCTTAATAACTATAAATTCTGAATCTATATATATGCCATCATCTGACGCTACTGGACCAAATATTTTTAATTCTTCTGAAGACTCATTATTTATTCTCATCCAAAATTCAGCAGTTATATTTGAATATATGCCAGACTGATTTAAAAATCCTTTTCCTGGAAATATTAAAGATGGAACATAGGCTTCTTCTTCTAAATAAGAATAAAGACCTCCATCAACTGATGCTGAAAATATAGCACTTGGACTTCCTCCATCAATTTCATCTTCAAACAAACTTGTTGAATATAGTCCACCATCTGTTTGATTATCAAATATTACTGACAGTTCTTTGCTTAAAATAGATACTGTATTTTTTGAACCATATACCATTGGTATACCAGCTGTTTCTGCTAGTAACACATTATTGTACTGTAATAAATATCCAGTATCAGTATTATCAAATCCATACGGATCAATTGGAACACACTTTACTACTCCACCATTTATATTAATTGCATCATAAATATTTGATGGCAAACTTTCTACCTGAGACCCAGTATCAAATGAATTAAATGGTTCTGACCATTGACCTATAGATAGTCCAGAAATAATTACTGCGGTATCTCCGTCACCAGAACCAGCAAATGCATCATACTCAAATCTTATAAGTGCTTGTATATTGTCCTCACTGTCAAGATCTTTTGTGTACTCTATTTTATTCCATCTATCTTTATTAAATGAAGTTATAGTGTCATAGTACTCTTGACCATTTATTAAAAATCCTATTTGTATTTCTGAGATAAGGGTTTCTTCTGGAATATAAAAATAGGCATTTATACATATGCTGCCTTTTAGTTTATCAACCTTATCCTCATATGATATTGAAGGAGATAGTGCTTCTGCATATGAAGATGAAGAAGATTGTCTGTATACCTTGCTTACTAAAGAATCTTCTATAGGATTACCTGATGGAATACTTACTGATCCAGAAACAGACATGTTGTCAAATTCCCAGTCTTCTGAGGATATTTCTTTTGCTGACTCAGAAATTAAAGATACAAAGTTTATATTTTCATCAATTGCCCACAAAGCCAGTGGGTGTTCAGCAAATACTCTAGAAGCGTAAAGATTTGAACTTTTATAAGACATGAGGTACCTCTAGACTATTTTATCACAAACAGCCCTAGTTACCTGCGATATCTACAATCTCACAATATCCAGCAACACAAGAAAGCTCTTGACTTCCAGTTGTTCCATCTGTTGTTTCATATAAAGAAAGCATGTCCCAACGAATTGTGTCAGGCATTCTCTTTAGATAATCTTCATACTCTTCTTTTGTAATTTCTTGATATGGAGCTTGTTTATATGAATGCTCTACTGCTGGTAAGAAAGATACTCCACCAATAGAATCAAAATTATCGTATACCCATGCACCAACACCCATCCATTCATGTTCGTGAACATTTACTGTTACTGAAGGATTATGCTCTGTCCAATTTGTTCTATATGTTTTCCACATTTCAAGATGATCAATAGCAGTAAGATCTTTTGTTAGAACTGCATTCTTTGGAGCCTTGATTGGGAAATAAAATACAGTAGTAGCTTCTGGCTTCATAACATCTGGCTCAAATGGGACTCCAGAGTCTTTTAGGAACTGTGTTAAAGGATCTTTATTATCTGCCCTAACACTTCTAATGTAGTATTCTGAGTACCATGGGTGTATGCCAGAAGATACTCCAGTAAGCTGAGAAACGGTCCCTGACGGCTTTACACAGGTAATTGATACTGAGGGATTAATATTTAAATTCTTTGCCTCATTTTTATTTGTTAAAACTGATAGATCTCTCATATCATTTAATAAATCTACTAGACTATCGTTGTTTGTAGCAGTTAATTTATTTCCGTAAATACCTGTCAAAGATACTCCAAGAAGTCTTTCTTCTTCACAGTTATCTTTCCATGATTTTCTGATGTATTTAAAGTTTGTAAGAGTTGATTGCCATGTACCCAAAATTGTAGCAAGTCTTACTTTTTCAAGAAGATCTTCTCTACTATCAGATGCTTCAATTACAACCTCTGTAAGATTACAAAATTCATTTGGACGAAGTAAAATTTCTCCACAAGGGTTTGTACCTGCAACTAATGAAGAATCTCTACGACCAAATTTATCAATATGCTTACGAACGCTATCCATATTAAAAATACCACGTTCACCAGATTTTGATTCGTATAGGTTACGCCATTCACGAAGGAACTGTGCAGTATTTGGTTTTGTATTATAAACAGCAGAGTTATTTGCTAATGCTCTTTGACCATTACCTTCCCACCACTGACCACTCTTTGCCTTTGCCATTTCAAAGTCATCAAGATTTGACAAAGAAATAAGAGCACTTCTTCTTACTCCACCAACAACAACAACTTCTCCAATTTTACACATAATATCGTGTGCCTCAATTGGCTTTAATCTTCTTCCTGCAGCCATTTTAAATGTCTCAATTGTAAATTTAAATAAGTCATTTAATGGATCTGGACCTGATGCACGACCACCAAAGGTTTTTAGTCTTGCTCCAGCAGGGCGAACTTTTGACATGTCCCAGTTTGGAATTTGACCTTGATAAAGCAAGGCAATTAATTCTTTATATGCCTTAGCCCAACCAAGCTTTGAATCATCAACAACAATTGTTGTATCTGTTGGATGAAATTCTTCTGCAATTGCTGGAAGTGCGTTTGTATATTTTTGCTCAACACTAAATCCAACACCTGTTCCATTCATAAGAATATACATTGCCTCATCAAAAGCACGAGGGCTATCAACAGCAATAAATGAACAGTTATATGCTGCAATATGATCACGTTCTAGTGCTGGACCTGCAGTCATTAATGCTCTCATTGAAGGCATAATTTTATGATTTAAGATAGCTTCTTTTACTTCGTTGAATATTTTTGCATTTGGACTATAACCATAGTTTAGTACCAAATGATCTTTCATGAAGTTAGTATATCTGTCAACAGTTTCCTGCCAAGTTTCTCTACGATTTTCACTTTCAATCCAACGAGCATATCTTGAAATATGAATAAAATTACGGTAAGGATCTGTAATAGATCCATTTGAGTCAATAAATGACATTTTGTGATGCACACCCTTTATCTGATAAAATAGAATAGTTATATTCTACACGAGTATTCAAGAAGGGTCAAATGGAAATATCTATACAAGAGATTCACAGTTACTTAAATCTTGTCAATGAAGGCAAGGCAGAAAAAATTAATTGTCCACTTAATGAGACAGATATTGTTATTAGTAAAATTGATGAAAATAATAAAGTTTTCTTTCAATGCATTTCTTGTAATACAAAGTTTTATTTAGGAATAAATAAGATTCAAAAAATTAAAAAGTATCTAGCTGCAGACTTATTTCTTAAAAAGCAGTTTTGAATTTCCTGTTGGTTCATTAATAAACTTTCTATCAATAAATCTTTTTTCCCCAGACTTTTTAATCTTACCTTTTTCTGAAAATGTATCAAACACAGTTCCAGGATTTAGATAGGAGACTATTCCTTGACCAATTACAATTGCATAAACTTCTTCATCAAATTCTTTTGAGTCATTTGTTAAATTAATTATAAGTGTTGGACATTTAAATTTTTTATCATACTCGTCTCTTGGCATAGACT